ATTCGTCAATCACGAACCACCTTGACAATAAACTTGACCAACATTTTGATCCGATAAATTCCTTTTTTATTTTCATAGTGTTAAAATTACAAAAAAAAAGGGAAAGAAATAATTTTTTCCTTCCCTCTTTAAATTAACCAAACTAAACTTCTTAAATAATCGGTGATTGTTGTAACAATAATGTTGCGTAAACGGCCGGATCAACATCAGGGACTTCGTCATTTTCCATACCATTAAGAACAATCACATGTCCTCGTCGGTCGCCTTTAAGAACGCCGGAAGTGTATTCATTCGCATCCGCGATTTGAAGTCCTTCGCCGAATCCAAGCGCAACAATTGTTCCGTCGGCATTTTCAACCAAACAAACAACTTCATTTTGTGCAAGCAAGTGAATTTCACTTCTTAATTCTTTGTTGTCGGACGCCAGGATCATTGATAATGAATGTTCATAAAACAATGTTCCGTTGTTCTTGTCAACTTTAATCGGTGCGGTGTAACTTGACAAATTGCTTTTCAACTTGTAAAGGAATGTTTCACCGGCAACGGTCAAGGCCGTTACTTCGTTAGCGGTAATCACCGCGCCAGACATTGCACCCAAAGGAAACAATAATACCGACTTGATTCCGCCTTTTCCGTTTGTACATGTCCGGTCATTATAACCGGCGATCATATCACATAAACTCATTTTTTTTATTTTTTAATGAAGGCCGGTTGCCCGGCCGTCGTTGTTTATAATTTATTTAATTAGCTCGGTGAAGATGTTCCGTTCCAAACTCCGATTTGATTCAAGAAAGGAACTTGAACGCCAGCGCGGAATTTAGATCGTAAATAAATCACGTCGTCGTCGAAAGAATACCAAAGGTCATAAGATTCGAAGTCCGAAGATAAATCCGTTCCGAATACAAAGTGACTTGAACGACCAGTAAAGATATTATCCGTTCCGTTCAATCCGTTTACTTTTACAACTCGCATGTTTGAACCTGGTAATAATAATTCGCTCATTGTTGCGAATTCACCTGGATTGAAAGAATACAAGTTTAAGTCAACAAGATTCTTCAATAACAAGTTGAAATTTTCACGACCAGTGAAACAAATGAATTCTTCACCTTCGGCAACATTCGCCGGAGTGTTTGTGAAACAATCGTAAAAAATATCGTATGCCGTTGAAACGGTAATCGCAGCAATTCCAGTTGGATTCAAGTTGACACAACCATTCGCCGTTGTCAAGAATTGTCTAAATCCGTTCATGAATGCAAGGTTACCCGAACCAGTCGCGATGTTACCATTCCAAATCAATTTGTCTAATTCTCTCGCATGAAGCTTCAATAAATAATCAGTGATTTGCGCTTCGAAAGGAAGTGTTTTGTCTTCGGCCATTGCGCCAGGTGTTAACGCGATTTGCGCCCAAAATCCTGCAAGGTCTTTTTGACAAAATTGTTTCATGTAACCGATTGTTTCAACGTTGATGTCACGTTGTGTGAACACGGTGTCGCCGTTCGGTGACATTGTACAATCGCCGGTTTGATAAACGATTGAATCGTCTAATAAGTTTAACGCTTCGCTTCCTTTGATTCCTTGTTGGATAGCAATATACTTTAATGTTTCGGCTTCCGTTACGGAACGAACAATTAAGTCTTCGCGAATTTCGTCGGTGTACGGCGATAATGCGGACACATCGTAATCAAACGATGTTTTTAAATATTTTTTTAATGACATTTTATTTATTTTTATTATATTTTAACCATTCTTGTTTGGCGGTCAAGTTGCCAACTTTGGCGAATTTCTCGCCTTCATTTGTGTTATTTGTCGGTGCGGACTTGAAGGTTTCGAATTCACCTTTCAACGTCGCGATTTCTTTCGACAAATTGTTGTTTGTATCGGCAATAACTTTCATCATTTCGGCAACCGCTTCGATGCTTGTTGCGAATGATTCTAATTTTGCGTTGATAATTGATTCAACTTTTTGAACGGACATTTGTTCTTCGGTCGCAGCTTCTTCGACAACAACTTCTTCGGTTGCTCTTTCGTCGATTATTTCAACAATGATTCCGTCGGCATCAACAACAACCGAAACGCCTTCAAGATCACCGCTCAAAGCGTGCGTTCCTTCCGGTGCTGGTATTGTTTCCGTTTCCGTAACCACGAAAAGCGGTTGTCCAACTTCGAAAATGTCAAATTCAACGATTGTTCCGTCGATTAACGTTGCTTGTTCGAATTTATGCGATGCGCTTGCGAATGATTGTTTCATTTCAGCAATTAAATCCATTACTTTTTTAAAATTCTTATTCATGTTTATTTGTGTTTATATATATTATGTTTAATTGTTCGTGATTTGTCTAAAATATTGATTGATTTTATTTGTTTGCATTGCCGTTGTTGAACGATCCATCAAGATTTCATTTGCGTTTTCTCTTAATAAATTTATTTCACTTCGCGAAAATTGGTTGTGTTCAATGATATTATCATTTGAATCAATCTTTGATTGCAATGCTTCGATTTGTTTGACCATGAATTCATTTTTATTCATTGCATTTTTTACGATTGCTTTTTTTGCAACATAATTTTGCAAGGAATTCAATGTCATTTTATATTTATCCATTATTTTATAATTTTTAGTTCTTTTAATTTAGATTCCGACCAACGAAGTCCGGCCTTTCCACCCCACAAAAGAAACGATATTGTTCCGCAAGCGCTTGAATCGGATTCGTCATAATATACTTCGGCGCGTGACAAATATGAATACATTCTTTTAATTATTTGAACTGAAATATTTCCTCTTTTCGATAATGTCGTCGCTCGCAATCGGCCGATCCTGGTTGCGCATTTATTGCCGTTCTTTTCGTTCAATTCAATTCCGCGTTTTGCGTTGTTTACCACCGCATCCGGATAATCATTATAAAATTTAATTAAATCTTTTTTTTTTTTAAATCTATTAAATAGAATTGCAAAAGTTCGTCGTATATTTTTGACATTTCGTGTTCTTCTTTGGTGTCAATCAAATTGAAAACTCCTTCAATCGAGAATCCGTTGAATTCGCCGTTCTTTGCTTTGTCAAACAATTCTTTGTCGGTCACCTTATAAGATACAATCCAAGATCCGTCGTTTGCGTCCTTGAATCTTTCCGGTGCGGTGAATCCTTTTGCCGCGTCGATTTGATATGAATGAATCATGAAGATTGATTTGACGATTCGATTCGGATTGTGTTCCAAATTTACGTTGTTGAAATTGTCTTTCCTGGCGTAATCAAAAATAATATCCTTGATCGCTTGCTTTGTGAATACGACATAATATTCTTCGCCGGTTTCTTGGTCGAATCTATAAATTGGCGTATCGGCCGAAATAGCAATTCCGGTGATCACTTGTTCTTCTTCGTTAAATTCAAATTTAACTTGTTTCGAAAATGTCATGAAGTTTTTTTCATGCGCCGGCATCGATACAAGTGAATTAAATGAAACGGTTGTTTCTTGATCGTTCAGGTCAATCGAGATTTCGTAAGTTGGAATTTCTTTGTTCATATATATTATGTATTTTTGTTCGATGACTTTTGTATTTCCTTATAAAAAACGAACATCCGATTTCGAATTGATTCAGTCAATCCGTTGGATTCGAATGTCTTTTCCCCTGGCAAAGATTTTTACAATTGGCGACGAAATTGACGGCGCTCAAAATATTCCTTGCAAAGTCTTTTCCAACATTCGCGGTGTCGATGTCACTAATAAAATTTTAACATTTGCAAATCAAATCGGCGGTAAATTTATTTACATGAACGATGACTTCTTTGTAACTCCGAAGCTTCGCGCCGATGTTCCAATTTATAACGGTGAATTAATTATCAATCCAAAACATGCGGGTCATTATCAAATCGCTTGCAAAAATTCGATTGAATTCTTGGAATACTTTGGTCATTCAATTTATAATTTCGAAACACATTCGCCGGTGTTAATGGATTCAAAAAAATTAATCAAAACATTTTCAAAAGTTAATTGGCAAAATGACAACCATTTCATCAAATCAATTTATCTAAATTCAAACCTTCCGAAAAAGATTCGACCTGGAACAAACTTGAAGCTTTCAACCGGTGACGTTGCGAAGGCCGAATTGTTCCTTCGCGATTACGGTTGTTTTTCTTCAAGCGATGAATTCATAAATTCGTCCGGTGGTTTGTGGATCAAAAACTTGACTTTTGTTCTTGAACGGCCACCTTGTTTTGAGTAGATGAAATGTCATTTTCCAAAACGAAAACTTGAACCGGTTGCGATGCGGTTTGTGCATCTTGAAGAAGGCCACTTGTTGACGTTCCGGTTGTCGGTGTCGATGCGGTAAAACTTGAACCGCTTGAACCGGCCATTGATTCACCACCACCACCACCGGAAACGCTCGGCATTGTCGGCGCCGTTCCGCCCTGGAATTTTTGATTAGCAATTGCAAGCGCTTGCGTTACTCCAATGATTCCGGCCGATGCGATTGCAGCAATACCACCCGGCGAAGGTGGCGGCCCGAATTGTGCGATTCCTTTCACGATTGCCGTTGCGGTGTCCATTGCAACTTGCGCAAG